CCCGCCGCAGCACCGCGCCGAAGCCGAGCGGCAGCTGCGCGGCGAGCGGCCGCGCGTTCGCGGCGCCGTGCCGAGCGATGGAAACATTCTCGCGCAGGCGGTGGCGACGAAGCCGAGCAAGTACCGGAACGTGCGCGTCGAGCTCGACGGCGAGGTCTATGACTCGCTGAAGGAGTACGAGTATCACCAGGCACTGAAGGCGCGCCAAAGGGCTGGCGAGATCACCCTGCTGCTGCGCCAGGTGACGTTCGTGCTTGAGGGCGGGGTTAAGTACCGGGCGGACTTCGTCTGCAGCGTGCCCGCGCATCCATTCGTCGAGATCTGGGACGTGAAGGGGTTCGATACCCGCGCGTCGATCAACAAACGCAAACAGGTGCGGGCGCGGTACGGGGTCGAGGTCCGACTCTGGCCGCCACGACCGCCCAAGGGGGAATGATCATGGCATTGCGAATCGTTGGCGGGACCGACCCGCAGCGCGGCCGAGACCTGACGGCGATGGTGACCGACACCCTGCGCGACCGCCGGCGCCGGGTGAACGACGAGCAGGCGCTCGAGGACATGCTCGGCCGTGGAACGTCCCCGGATGTTTCACGGGAAACCCACCTACGCGTGCGTAGGCGCCCGCCGAGCTCGGGCGAGCGTCTGCTGCTCATCGGCATGGTGATCGGCTCCCTGATCGTCATCGGCTTCCTGCTGGCCACCTGGCCCGCCGTGCAGCCGGTCGCGGGGTGTACGCCATGAACACCGAAGCCAAGCCCGCGCCTTCCTTCGATGCGGCGACGTGGCCCAAGGACCCGGCGAACGGGCGCTTTCTCTGCACCCTGGCGCAGCCGATGCCGCATGGCGCTGGCGGCCGATGGAGTCACGCCGATCTCGCCGACGCTGGCGGCTGTGCTGAGGGCTGCTGCGACGACTATCGCTGCCGCGCCTGCGGCGTTGAATTTCGGGTGGAGGCCGCAGACTGATGAACACCGAAGCCAAGCCCGCGGCGACGCCCGTCATCACCGGGCAGGGTTTTGAAAAGGGCGGATTCAAGATGCTGACGATCGACGGCGTTCTCTATTCGCCGGCCGTGGTCGCGCATCGGTGCAACACCCACGACGCGCTGGTCGCCGAGCGGGATGCCGCGATTCGGGAAGCGGATCGGCTGCGTTCGCAGATCAACACGCCGCATACGGCCGAGTTCCTGACCTCCGTCGAAATGGAGGCGATTCACCAGCGTGAGCGATGGGCCGCCGACCACGATGCCGGGAAGACGGACGCGGACTGGTTCTGGCTGCTCGGGTACCTCGCGGGGAAGGCGCTGCATGCTGGCACGCGCGCAGAGGTCGAGGCCAAACGCGTTGACTTCACCGCCTGCGACCACGAGAAGCAGAAACGCCTGCATCACATCATCACCACGGCCGCCGCCTGCCTGAACTGGCACGCGATGCTGACCGGCACGGATACGCGGATGCGACCAGGCACGGCGCCGGCCGCGAATGGTGAGGCATGAGCGCGGTGCTCGCCGACCAGGTGCAGGAAGCGCCCGAAGACGACCGCCGCATCCCGGGGCGGGATCGTTCCTGGATCGAGGCCGCCTTCAAGGCGTGGGGCGACTGGATCTGGGAGAACCGCGACTTCGAGGGCTACCCCACGGCCGAGCACGTCACCGCGTTCCTGAACGGGGCCGGTGGCGGCGCTCGCGGCCACCGCGTGCTGTGCCGGGACTGCCCGCCGTGGATCCTGTTCACTCACGTGATCTGGCTCAAACTGCCGGAGCACGAAGCGGTCGCGGTATGGGCCGAGTACGTGCCGGGCGTGGGCGACGATGGGCGCCTTTGGACCCGCGAGCAGAAATGCGAACGGCTCGGAATCGGCGACCGGGCGTTCCGAAAGCGCCTGCAATGTGCGCGAGTTCGAATCTGGGAATGGTCGCGCAAACGTAGGAATTGACTGTCAGTTCCGGCTGACGTATACAAACGCGCAGTGTCGGACAGTCCGCACAACGAGAACCGAATCGCCCGCGCCATCCTCGCGGGCGTTTTCGTTTCTGCCCTTCTGACGGGCTGCGCGCTTCGGCCGTGGCGTATCGCGCCGATCCCCTCGGGCCGCGACTACACCGCGACCCCATGCGAAGCGCTCGACGCCGAGGCACGCGCGGTCGAGTCCGAGATCGCAGACCAGGCGATGCGGCACCGTGGCGGTACGCGCCAGCGCATCGCGATTCTTCGCGGCCGAGCCGTCGCGATCGATGAGCAGATCATTCGCAAGGGCTGCAAGGTTCCGCAGGTGAACCTGCTCCTCGTGCGCGAGCGGGCGCAGAAGGCGAAGCCCGCGCGTCTCTACTACTAACTACCGATCCCCCTCACTCGGCACAATCTGCCGCGTGTTCAGCAGCCAGCGCGCTTTGCGTCATTGTTAGCTCAATGACCGGGGCCACGTTTTGCCGCGGTTTGGCTGCTATTTCATCTGCGAGGATTCATGACCTGGCGCATTCACCTGATGCCGATGTCTGGCACCGGCGCGAACCGCTTCGATCCTCGTATCCCGAAGTACCTCGCCGAGTTCGGCGCGGCGCAATGGCAGATCGTTGACTACGGGAGCCAAGACGTGGCGCTCGTCGCGCTCGACGCCGACAGCGCGACGCACTCGACGCTCACCGCGCACAGCGATGTGCTCACGGTGCCCGCGAACCTCGAGAACACCCCGAGCGCCGGTGCCGTCACGACGACGCGGAACGCGCTCGAGGCGCTGAACATCCCCGGGGGATGGGTCAACACGTCGACCGCGTGGCGCACCATCGTGCGCGTCGTGGTCGGTATGTTCCTGTGGAACCAGCGCTATTGGGTCATCCGCAGCGGCAACGTCGGGAACGGGCGGCAGTCGATCCTCGACGGCGTCTCGCTCGATTCGACCGTGAGCCAGATTCCGGCCGCCTCGCGCACCGACATGAACGCTGCGGCGACTTCGCTCGGGGTCGACACGAGCTCGATCACGGGCGCGACCACGGTGCGCCAGGCGCTGCAGATCATCGGGCAGCAGTTCGCGACGACGCCGTACAAGTTCGACGAAGCCTTCACGGTGTAGCGCGTGGCGCTGCCCGCGACAGATTCGTTCACGGGAACGAACGGGACCGCCCTCCAGACGTACTCCTCGAATTGGGGAATCAACGCGGGCGGGTTCGTCATCAACACGAACGCCTTCGCGCCTGCGAGCGGCGGCAACGAGTGCGGCGCGCGCTGGACCGCGGATTCCTTCAACAACGATCAGTACGCCCAATGCGTCCTGACCGCGAAGGAAGGGACGACGAACTTCGCCGCTGGCATTGGCGTCCGCCATGCCGCGGCGGGCACCGCGACGTATTACGGGTATTACCAGGACGGCGGCGGAAACGGGTTCTGTTTTAAGAACGTCGCCGGAACCTGGACGCTGCTCGGCGCCGCGTTCTCAAGCGCCGCGACGAGCACGACGCTTCGCCTCGAGGCGAACGGCACGACGCTCACCGTCAAACACAACGGCGCGAGCCAGGGCACGCGCACCGACTCGTCGATCACGTCAGGCGCTGCCGGTGTCACGGGTTACAGCAACTCGACGTCGATGCGCGCCGATGATTGGGAAGGCGGCAACCTTGCGGCTGCCGGCGCCATCGTCGGCAGCACGGCAATCGCGTTCAGCTCGACGAGCACGCTGACCGGCGCCGGCGCTCTCGCCGCTGCCGCATCATTCGCGTTCGCGTCGACGACGAGCGTGCTGCGCGGTGCTGGCGCTCTAACGGGCACATCCGCGTTGACGTTCTCCTCCACGAGCACGGCCTCGGGCGCGGGAGCACTCGCCGGCACGAGCGCGATGTCGTTCACGCCCACGGGTGTGCTCGTCGGCTCAGGTGTGCTCGCGGGCACGTCGAGCATGGTTTTCGCCGCGACGGGCACTCTGACGCCGCCCTCGGGCTCAATGGTCGGCAGCACCGCGGTCGCGTTCAGCTCGACGAGCGTCCTGCGCGGCACCGGCGCGCTCGCCGGTTCACTGCAGGTGCAGTTCGCATCGACATCGTTCCTGCAGGTGAATGTGCCGATCGCCGGCACGAGCGTGATGCAGTTCAGCGCGACCGGCCTGCTCATAGACGCGAACGGCGAGATCGTGCCGACGTACCGAGCCGGCGCGCGCGGTTCAAATCGAAGCGCTTCCGCAACCTCAACCCGCCAGGTCGTCGCACGGCCTCGGATTCACTAGGGATCACCCATGAAAGTCAGGCTGCTGCAGAACGTCGTCGAGAACGGCGGCGTGAAGATCGTGCGCCGGCGCAAGCAGGCCGACGGCACATACGCGATCGAGGTCCCCTTCGTGAAGGGTGCCGTCATCGAAATGTCCGACGCGAGCGGGCAGAAGTACATCGACGCCGGCGCGGCCGAGCGCGTGGCGGATGACACCGAGGTGCAGTCGTGAGCGCAACAAACGTCCTCGAGAATGGCTTGCTCTCGCTGCTGTTCGAAAACGCGAATTACGCGAACGTCGGCGATGCGACCGGCCTGCGCGGCTCGACCACAGCGGGCGTGTTCTACATCTCCCTGCACACCGCGGATCCGGGTGAAACCGGCTCGCAGACCTCTAACGAGGCCGGTTATACGAGCTACGCGCGCACGAGCGTCGCGCGCTCGACCTCGGGTTGGACCGTGGCCTCGGGCAACGTCGACAACGATTCGGCGATCAACTTCCCGACCGCGACGGGTGGCTCGAGCACGACCACGAACCACGGCATCGGCTCGGATGTGAGCGGCGCCGGGAACCTGTTCATGAAGGGCGCGCTCTCGGCCTCTCTCTCGGTGACGAACGGCATCACGCCGAGCTTCGCCGCCGGCGCGCTGGACATCTCCCTTGACTGAGCTGCTGCAGCGGACCGCCGTCAAGGTCTCTGACCGCGGCGAGCTCGTCGTTCTGCAGATCGCAGGCTCGTCCTGGACGCTCGAATTCGCTACCGCGCTCGAGCTGGCCGCGCTCATGAAGCGCGAGGCACGCGCCGCGAAGGCGTCGGCCGGCGACGACTCGTTTCGCCACAACGTGGCTGGCGTGCTGCATGACGCCGCGGCTGAGAAGAAGTTCGTCAGCCGCTTCCGCCGCGTGCTGCCCGAACGTCTCGCGCTGAAGAAGATCAGCGTCAAGGCGAAAGGCCAGATAGTTGAAGTGCGGATCTGCGCGGCGCGCATGGGTACCCCCTACCAGGCCGCCGCGCAGATTGCGCAGTGGCTGCGCCTGCATGGCAAGGTCGCGCGCAACACGGCCGGCGAGCGCGCGCACTGGTCGCGCCTCGTGCGCCCCGACTCTCTGATCGCGCGCGCAGGCTGATCTCGTGAGCGGTGTGCTGCTCTTCGATCCGAGCGATAACGCGACGATCGAGATCAGCTGGTCGGATGTTCTTCCCGATGGTGTCACGCTGAGCAGCGTCACGCACACCGTGCCGTCGCCGCTTGTGAAGGGTACGGAATCCACCGATACCGCGAATGCGAAGAGTTTCGTCAAGGTGAGCGGTGCCGTTCATCCGCAGGTCTATCAGATGGAAGCGACGGCCACGCTCAGCAATGGGGACACGATCAATCGGCAGTGGCCCTTGCGGGCGTTCAACAGCTGATGCCGAAGGCTGCGCCACGCCCCTGCAGTCATCCAGGGTGCAGGACGCTCACGACGTCGAGGTTCTGCGCGGCCCATGTGAAGAGTGTGCACCGGGAGATTGACAGGCATCGAGGCAACGCTGCGGCCCGCGGATACGATCGCGCGTGGCAGCGGCTGCGCGCCGCGTTCCTCGCCGAGCATCCGCTGTGCGAGTGCGATGATTGCCAGGCAGGGAAGAAGCGAGTGACCGCTGCGACGGTGGTTGACCATCGGAAGAGCATCGCCGAGGCGCCAGAGCTGCGACTCGAATGGTCGAACCTGCGAGCGATGTCGAAGTCATGTCACGACCGACGAACGGCACGTGATCAGGCATTCGGCCGGACACGACAAGTGACCCCTAAGGGTGGATCGCCTAGCTACCCCTAGGGGGGGGCGGGTGGTCAAAACCCTGGCAGCACTCTCTGCTGACCGGCGCCCCCGTCAAATTTCCGCGTCTCCAAAATGGAGCACGCCCCGAACCGTAATGGAGTGAGACCGTGGCTCGTCCCCGGACTCCGTCGAACGTCTTAGAACTTCGCGGGTCCTTCGACAAACATCCGGAGCGGCGGCGCGAAGATCTCGAAGGCGTGGGCGAGTTCAACCCCCACCCGCCGCCGAGCCTGCATCAGTCGATCGTTCCGTTCTGGCGCGAGGTCGTGAGCCAGATCAACCCGATCGTGCTCACCGCGAGCGACTACTCGTCGATCAAGATCATGGCGCGCCTGGCGCACGACTTCGATCTCACCGGCGACAAGACGATCGCGACCGAGCTGCGGCAGTGGTTCTCGCAATACGGAATGACGGCAGTCGGCCGAACGAAGCTCTCGCCACCGAAGAAGAAAGGCGGCGGCAACAAGTTCGCTGACACGTGAAGAAGGCGGCGCCGTGCGTCGCGCTCGGCGAGCGCTACGCACGCGACGTGATCGCCGGCCGCGTGCCGGCCTCGAAGTGGACCCGGCTCGCATGCGAGCGGCACTTCGCGGATCGCAAGCGCGAGCGAGCGAAGGCGTTCCCATACAAGTTCGACGCCGAGAAGGGCGAGCGGGTCTGCCGGTTCATTCAGCTGCTGCCCCACATCAAGGGCAAGTGGGCGCGGAAGGACCCGAAGAAGCCAGACGCGCACCGGCTGCGCCTCGAGCCGTGGCAATGCTTCATCGTCATGTCGCTCTTCGGATGGGTGCAGAAGCGCACCGGCCTTCGGCGATTCCGCAAGGCGTCGATCTATCTGCCGCGAAAGAACGGCAAGTCGACGACCGCCGCGCCAATCGGGCATTGGATGGCCTGGAAAGACGGCGAGATCGGCGCCGAGGTCTACTCCGGCGCGACGACGGAGAAGCAAGCTTGGGAGGTCTTCGGCCCCGCGAAGAAGATGGCCGAGCGCGAACCGGAAATGGTCGAAGGCCTCGGGTTCGAGGTCAACGCGCAGAGCATGGTGCGCCAGTCGGAGGGCTCGAAATTCGAGCCGATCATCGGCAACCCTGGCGACGGCGCCTCGCCGCACTGCTCGATCACTGACGAGTATCACGAGCACGCGACAAGCGCGCAGGTCGACACCATGATCACGGGCATGGGTGCCCGTGATCAGCCGCTCGCGCTGATCATTTCGACCGCCGGCGACAACCTCGCGGGTCCGTGTTACGACGACTGGCTCACGGTCAAGAAGATCTGCGAACGCACGGTCGAGGATGAGACTCACTTCGGGATCATCTACACCGTCGACGACGATGACGATTGGACGAGCGAGCTCGCGCTGCAGAAGGCAAACCCAAACTACGGGGTGAGCGTGAGCGTCGAGTTCCTGCGCCAACAGCAGCGCGACGCAATCAATAACGCTCGCAAGCAAGGCACGTTCAAGACGAAGCACCTGAACGTTTGGGTTCAGGCGCGCGACGCGTTCATCAACATGCAGCGCTGGGCCGAATGCCTCGAGCCGGGCCTCACGTTTGAATCCATGAAGGGGAAGCGCTGCTTCGTCGGCATGGACCTCGCGAGCAAAGTCGACATTGCCGCACTCGAGCTGCTGTTCCCGCGCGATGACGGAAGTTACGCGCGCTTCGGTCGGTACTATCTACCCGACGAGACGGTGCAGCTTCCGGAGAACGAGCATTACCGGAAGTGGCATGCCGATGGGTGGCTCACCGTCACCGAAGGCAACATTATCGACTTCACCCGAATCTTCGACGATCTCGTCGAGCTTGCGGGCCAGGTCGAGCTGGCCGAGATTGCTTACGACCCCGCCCAGGCGACGATGCTCGTCACCGAGCTTCAGGACGCCGGCCTTACGTGCGTCGAGCTGCGGCCGACGGTGCTCAACTACTCCGAGCCGATGAAGCAGATCGAGGCATCGGTCCGCGACCGCGCGCTCAAACACAACGGGGACCCCGTCATGACCTGGGCAATGTCGAACGTCGTCGCCAAGTCTGACGCGAAGGACAACGTGTATCCGCGGAAGGAACGTGCCGAGAACAAGATCGACCCGTTCGTCGCCTGCTGCGCGGCCATGAATCGCGCCATGGCGAACACCGAGCAGGGCGACCTGGTGACGGTGCTGTAGTGTCGACCCTCTGGTCGCGCCTGCGCGCCGCGTTCCGCGGGCCGAGTAACGAAGCGGTCGACCTGACCGGCCTGTCGCCGGCACAGTTCGCCGAGCTGTTCATGCCGACGACGTCGGCCGGCGTGCAGGTCACGCCCGAAACGGCGCTTCGCGCCATCCCGGTGCAGGCTTGCACGTCGCTTGTCGCCGGCGGCATCACTTCGATGCCGCTCGCGTTCTTCCGCCGGAAGATCGACAACGGCGCATGGGTTCGCGAGCCGGCCGACGATCATGACCTATGGTGGCTCTTCAACGAGCAGCCGAACGAGGACATGACCGCTGCGGCGATGTGGGATCAGCTGATCCCGCGCCTCGCGCTGAATGCCCGCGCGTACGCCCGCATCGTGCGCGCGGTGAGTGGTCGCTCCTCGCGCATCGTCGAGATCGTGCCGCTCGACAATCGCAGCGTGCAGCCAGTTCGCGAATGGGACGAGTCGCGCCGCCGCTGGCGGATCACGAAGTACGCCGTGAACGACAACGGCATGTACTACGGTGTCGACCCAAGCGACATGCTCGACTTTCGCGGCAAGACCGCAATCGGCGAGCCGGTGCGCTCGGCGATCCTCGACTCGTGCCGCGAAGCCGTCGGCATCGTGCTTGCGGTGGAGAAGTACTGCGGTCGCATATTCTCGAACGGCGGCACACCGCGCCTAGCGCTCTCGTATCCGGCTGGCGTCAAGATAACCGACGAGCAGAAAGCGAAGATCCGCGAGGAGTGGCCGAAGTACTACGGCGGTGGCGAGAACGCACACCTGCCGTTCGTAGTCGGTGCCGGCGGCAAGATCGAGAAGATTTCCTTCTCCGCGTCCGAGGCGCAGATGCTCGAGGCGCGCAAATTCCAAGTGATCGACATCGCACGCGCGTTCGGCGTGCCGCCGTTCATGATCGGCGAGAACGAGAAACAATCTTCGTGGGGCTCAGGCATCGAGCAGATGTCGCAGGGGTTCGTGCGCTACACGCTCTCCCCGTACATGACTGCGATCGAACAAGAGATCAACCGCAAGATTTTCAGCCAGCAGACCTACGTCGTCGACTTCGACGAGGAAGCGCTCTCTCGCGGCGACATGAAGTCACTTGGCGAATGGTTCCGGCAGGCCATCGGCGGCAGCCAGGGTCCGGGCTTCCTCATGCCGAACGAAGTGCGCCGTCGGATCAACATGCCGCCGGTCCCAGGTGGAGACAAGCTGTATGACCCCGGCACGACGGTATCCGCCCCTGCAAAGAATCCCGGCAAAACCGAAGAACCCGGCGCCACTGCGCCCGAGGTAGACGACGAATGAAGACCAACCGCCTGTATCAGCTGCTCGCCGCGAACCGCGGCGTCACGCGGTCGAATCGCATCGTTGTCAACAAGGCGGACGGCCAGGATGCCGAGGCGACCGTCTACCTGTACGACGTGATCGATCCGTATTGGGGCATCGGTGCGCAGCAGTTCTGCAAGGACCTCGCTGCGATCGACGCCTCGACGATTCACCTGCGCATCAACTCGCCAGGCGGCGACGTGTTCGAAGCGCGCGCCATGGCGACCGCGCTGCGCGAGCACAAGGCGAAAGTCATCGCGCACGTCGACGGCCTGGCGGCGTCCTGCGCGTCCTGGATCGCGCTCGCCGGCGACGAGGTCGAGATCGCGCGCGGCGCGTTCTTCATGATTCATCGGTCCTGGTCGTTCGCGATGGGCAACGCCGAGGACCTGAAGACGACGGCGGGCGTGCTCGAGAAGATTGACGACGAGCTCGTCGCAGAATACGTGCGCGAAACCAAGTCTGGTGAGGAACAGCTGCGCGCGTGGATCAACGCCGAAACGTGGTTCACCGCTGACGAGGCGGTCGAGCATGGTTTCGCAGACCGCCTCGCGCCCGATGCGCCGAAGGATCAGACCACCTGGGACGTGTCCGCATTCGCGCACGCCCCGAAGGATTTGCTCGAACGCCCGGCGAACGTCGCCGCGGCGAAGACGAAGGCGGAAAGCGAGCACGCGCAGCGTGTGCGCGGCTTCCGAATTCGCGAGCGCCAGTTCGCCTAGCGGCTCCCGCAAAGCGATACCACGGCCGCCATTTCGGCGGCCGTTTCATTTTGGAAATGCCTTAGGAGGCAGCAATCATGTTGAACATGAAGACTCTGCGGGAGCAGCGCGACACCGTTGCGAAGCGCGTCCGCGACTTGCTCGACAAGCACCCCGGCGCGCTATGGGGCGCGGAGCAGCAAACGAAGTACGATGCGGACATCGCCGAGCTCGATCGCGTCGATGCCGAGATCAAGCGCACGCAGCGCGTGCTCGACGCCGACGCCGAATCGAAGTTCAACGATGCGACGCGGTCGATCTCCATCGAGGAGAACGAGGGCGGCCTCGGGCAGTTCGATCAGTCCGCAATCCTCGCGAACTGGAACAAGCGCAAGCCGAAGGACGAGGCGGCGAAGGCGGTGCGCGCGGTGAATGCTGCGTGGATCCGCGGCCACCTGCCGGCCGATCTGCAGATGGCGCTTGCCGCGCACATCCGCAACACGATGTCGACCACGACGACCACGGAAGGCGGCTACACGGTCCCGTCGCTGATCTCGAGCGAGCTGATCGATTCGCTGAAAGACTTCAGCGGCATGCGCCAGGTCGCCGAGGTCTTCAAGACGGAGACCGGCAACCCGCTCAGCTATCCGACCTCGGACGGCACGGCGGAAGTCGGAGAGCTCATCGCGGAAAACACCACCGCCACGGGCGCCGACATCGTGTTCGGCACGGTCAGCCTCAACACGTTCAAGTACTCGTCGAAGATCATCGCGATCCCCTTCGAGTTGCTGCAGGACACGACGATCGACATGGAAGGCCTCGTCCGCCGTCGCATCGCGCAGCGCATCGGTCGTATCACGAACCAGCACTTCACGACGGGCACGGGCTCCGGCCAGCCGCGCGGCTTGATCACGGGCGCCTCGACCGGCAAGACGGGCACCACGGGCCAGACGCTGACGGTGATCTTCGACGACCTCGTCGACCTGATCCGCTCAGTGGATGTCGCGTACCGGCAGGGCGGTCAGTGCAAGTTCATGATGCGCGATGCCTCGATGGCGATCGTGAACAAGCTGAAGGACACCGCAGGTCGCCCGATCTTCATTCCAGGCTGGGACGGTCTCGGCAAGGCGTCGCCGGACACGATCCTCGGCTATCCGGTGCAGATCAACAACGACGTCGCCGCGATGGCGGCGAACGCGAAGTCGATCGCATTCGGCGACTTCTCGTACTACAAGATCCGCGACGCGATGGGCCTCACGCTCTTCCGCTTCACGGACTCGGCGTACGCGAAGCTCGGCCAGGTCGGGTTCCTCGCCTGGCAGCGCTCGGGCGGCAACCTGGTCGACACTGGCGCGGTGAAGCTCTACGTCAACAGCGCGACCTGATCCGTCGCGATTCGAAGCGCCCGCCGCTCTGGCGGGCGTTTCCCCAATCGATGGCGCCGCTGACCATCCATTGGGGAAACGAACCCAACAAGGACACTCCGAAATGGCCAACAAGAAGTATCGCGTCCTGCGTGACGTGACCATCCACGGCGTCGATGTGAAGCCGGACAACGTCGTGTCGATCGACGAGAAGCTCGGCGCGACCTACAAGGCCGCCGGCGCGCTCGACGACACGCCGGCATCCGTCGCGTACGTCGAGAAGGATCTCGAGCGCAAGGCGATCACGCTCGAGGCGCCGAAGGCGGCGGAGCCAGAAGCCGAGAAGGCGAAGGCCTAACTCGCCGCCGTGCCGAACCATCGCCGCGTCACCGGCCCGACTCTCGAGCCGGTGACGCTGGCCGAAGCAAAGTCGCACAGCCGGATCGATTCATCCGCTGATGATGCCGACGTCGCTGCGTACCTCATCACGGCGCGCGAGTCTGTCGAACGGGCGTGCTCGCTCGCCATGATGAGTCAGACGTGGGACCTGCTGATCGACAACACGTGGCCTAAGGTCGTCGACCCAAAGTCACTGTGTGCCGAGCTGCGAATCGAAGTCCCGCTCGCCCCGCTGATCTCGGTCGCGTCGATCACCTACGTCGACACGTCGGGCAGCACGCAGACCCTGGCGTCGAATCAATACCGCGTCCTGCGCACCGGTCTGCACAACACTCGCGGCGTCATCGTGCCCGCGTTCGGGGTGAGCTGGCCCTCGGTGCGGTGGCAGCTCGAGGCGATCACGGTGCGCTTCGTCGCAGGCTTCGGCACGAACCCGGGCGATGTCCCGCAGCCGATTCGCCACGCGATCACGCTGCTCGCCGCGCACTACTTCGAGAACCGCGAGCCGGTCAACGTGGGGAACATCGTGACTCCGATCCCGATGAGCGTCGCCGCGCTGCTGTCCGATTACGTGGTCGGCGGCTCACCCGAAGCGCTCGGCGGCTGACATGCGCGCCGGCCGCCTCGACCGGCGGATCACACTCCTTCGTCGCGCCGTGGCCGCGCCCGACGCGAACGGCTCGGCGGTTCAGAGCTTCACCGACTACGCGACGGTGTGGGCCGAGAAGATCGACGCCGGCGGCCGCGAGTTCTTCGCGGGCAACCAAGAGCAGGCCGAGCTCGCGGTGCGCTTCAGGATCCGATACCGATCCGACGTGCTCGCCACGGACCGCATCACGCTCGATGGCCTGAACCACGACATCACGCACATTCAGGAGCTCGGGCGACGCGAGGGGCTGATGCTCTTCGCGACCGCAGTCCGCACATGACGCCGGTTGTGCTGCTTTTACTTGGCTGGACGCTCGGATTCGTCACCGGGGGAATCATTCTCGGTCGCCTGCTCTATTGGAAGCACGAGTGAATGGCTGACCGGATCGAGGTCTCGGGCCTCACCGAGCTTCGCGAGGCGCTGAAGACGCTGCCCGAGGCGCTGCAGGGCAAGGCCTCACAGATCGCGCTCACGAAGGCCGCGCGCCCCATCGTGCGCGCCGCGCAGCAGAAGGCGCCGACGCGCAAGCCGCGCGGCTTCATGGGTCCGATGCGCCCCGAGAAAACAAAGGGGCGCCTCCGAGCATCGATCTACTCGTTCCGAAACCGGGAGAGTACGAAGACATTCGAGTCACGCCTCATCGGCGTGAAGGGCCGCGCCTGGTACTGGCGGTTCATCGAATTCGGCCGCGCCTCGATCAGCCGCGCCAAGGGTTCGCTCGGCACGCCGGTCAAGGGTTTCTTCGGCAAGGTCGTCAAGGCGGTGCCCGCGCGCCCGTTCCTGCGCCCCGCTTTCGAAGAGAACGCGAACCGCGCGATCGAGCTGTACAGAGACGCGCTACTGCCCGCGATCGAGAAGACCGCGCGCAAGGCCTTCCAGCGCTCACAGCGCCGCCTGCGCAAATACATCACGGGGTTCTGATGACTGTCGCGACCGTCCGCGCCGTGCTCGCTGCCGCCGGTTCGGTGACCGCGCTCGTGCCCGCTGCCCGCATCGAAGCGCTGCGTCGAACGCAGTCGTTCGCGATCCCTGCGATCACGCTGACCGACATCACGCGCGTGCCGTTCACGCACTTGCGTGGGAACGCGGGCCTCGACCTGAGCGCGGTGCAGATCGACATCTACGCGGCCGACTACACGAACGCGCTGACGATCGCGACCGCGGTGCGCGCAGCGCTCGAGGCGGACGCCTCTCGCATGACGCTGCAGTCCCAAATCGAACGGAACGAGCCGGAGACCGATCCCGAGCTCTTTCAAATCTCGCAGACCTGGAACGTATTTTCGTAGGAGTGACCGAACATGGCCCAGAAGACACAAGGCGCGATTTTCGCCGTCGGTACGGCGACCGCCGCGACGAAGACGATCACCGCGATCACCGCCGCCAATCCGCCGCAGGTCACTTCCGCCGCGCACGGCTACGCGAACGGCGACCTCGTCTACATCGACGGCGTGGTCGGCATGACGCAGGTGAACAAGCGCCTTTTCGTCGTCGCGAACCAGGCGACGAATACCTTCGAGCTGAAGGGCATCGACGGCTCGGGTTACTCGACCTATGTGTCGGGCGGCACCGCGGCGAAGAAGACCATGACGACCGTCGGCGAGACGAAGGCGGCAGGTCCGGGTCTCGATGGCGAGGCGGCCGAGCTCGAAACGACGAACCTGCTGTCGGTGCAGAAAGAGTTTCTGCTCGGCCTCGCGGACAGCGGGAACCTCGCGTACCAGATCTATATCCCGACCTCGGCCGATACGGGCCAGTCGCGCATGAAGGCGCTGCGCGAAAGCGGCGCGCTCGAGGCGTTCTCGGTCACGATGCCGACCGGCCAGGTGCTCGCGCTCATGGGGCTCGTGAAGTCCCTGGGCATCAGCGAGATCGGCGTCGACGGCGTGCTGCTCGCATCCGGCAGCATCCGGGTCAGCAACGCGCCGAGCTTCTTCGTATGAGTGAGGCTCGCGAAACGAAGCGAGTCGAGTTCAAGACGCGCCCCGACCTCGTGCTGCATGTCCGCGCGCTCAATTCGCTGGAGGCGATTCAGCTGCATTCGGCGTTGTCGAAGCTCGAGCAGTCGCACGAACTCGTCGCGGAGCAGCTGGTCGCGCTCGTCTGCAACCAGGATGGGACGCCGAAGTTCGCGGACCGTGCCGCGGCGATCGAGTTCATGAAGTCGGAACGCCCCGGCGTCGTGACGAAGCTCGTCAAGAGCGGCACCGCGTTCAACGAGTTGAACGACGAGGCGATCGAGGAAGAACTAAAAAACTGATGGCCCGGCCTCTGCGCCGGGTTCTCATCGGTCTTTCGGTCCGCCTTCACATCGGGGTCGACACGCTCGAGCGGTACGACATGGCGACGATTCGCCAGTACCTCGGGATGCTCTCCGAGATCAACAAGCCTCCGCCTTCCTCGCCGCCGCGGCCCGCGGCACCGACGCGGCAGCAGACGCCGGAAGAAATGATGGCCGCGGTACACGCGGCGCTGGGACACCTCAAGGGGTAACGCGTGGCATTCAAGCTCGGCCAACTCGTCATAGAGCTCGCCGCCAATACCGCGCGCCTGCAGGGCGACATGGGCAAGGCGGTCGGCATCGCTGAGCGCGGCGCCGCGCAGCTCAAGAAGGCTTTCTCGTTCGCGACGGCTGGCGTCGGTGGCGGCCTGATCGGGACGTTCCTGATCGGCGCCGCGAAGAATGCGGTCAAGTTCGGCGACGACCTGAACCGCGCTGCGATCAAAGCGGGCATCGGCGGCAAGGCGATCTCGGAGCTCGCCTACGCGGCGAAGCTCGCCGACGTCGACATCGCGTCTCTTTCGACCGCGCTCAAGAAGATGCAGGTCGCACTGTCCGAGGCGGCGACCGGCAACAAGCAGGCGAAGGGGGCGCTCGATGCGCTCGGTCTCTCGCTTCAGCAGCTCCAGCGCCTGAAGCCCGAGGATCAATTCGAACTCATCGGCGACCGAATCTCGCGCCTCAAGGATCCTGCGGACCGCGCCCGCGCTGCGACTGAGCTCTTCGGCAAGGCGGGCGCCGATCTGCTGCCGTTCTTCGAACAGGGCGCGACCGGCATCGCAAAGGCGCGCCAGGAAGCGGAGAAGCTCGGCGCATCGCTGAGTGACGAGACGATGAAGCGGCTGAGCGACCTGGACGACGCGGGTAAGCGAATCGGCGCGTCGTGGGATGCGCTCGCGACCACGTTTACCGCCAAGGTCGCGCCAGCGCTGACGACCGTGTTCGATGCGCTCGCGGGCACGCGAGCCGCAGAGCTCCGGCAGCAGATCGCCTTTCTCGAAAAGGTGAAGGGCCGCGGCTTCGTCGCCGCGAATCCTCTTGGCTCGGCCGGCGCGTACAAAGACATCGGTACCGGCATTTTTTCCGCCGAGGAAGGCGCGGCTCTGCTGCAGAAGCTGCAGGCGCAGCTCGATTTGATCGAGGGGTCGAAATACAACCTCGGCGGTCGCGGCCGCCCCGCGAGCGTCCCCGGATTCGCCGCTGCCGACGGTGCCGCAAAGGCGGCCGAGGCGGCGAAGAAGGCGGCCGCTGATCAGGCAAAGGAAATGGAGAAGTTCCTCGGCGGATATCGCGACGCCGTGCGCGACATGAATGCCGACGTCGACCGCGAGTCCGACGCGCTGCTTGAGAAGGATCTGCAGCGCTGGATGGATCGGCAAGACGCGGCAAACGAATTCTACGAGGCATACCTCGATCGCGAGAAGGAAGCGCAGGCGCTGCGCGACCGCAACGCGATGCAGACTGCGGCGTTCTTCAAAGACACCGTACTTGCGGCGTTCGACGACATGGTGAACGGCACGAAGATCAAGTGGTCGGAAATGTTGAAGTACCTTGCGCTGCAGACCGCGCGCGCCGGCCTCGTGAAGCTGCTCGACAATGCGTTCACGCCCAAAGCGCCGGCCTCGGCGAGCAATGGCAAGTCGGGATTCCTGAGCGCGGCTGGAAATTTCTTGAGCTCGCTGTTCAGTGGCGAGTCAATCGACGGCAAGGCGGGCGGCGGCCCCGTGTCCGCAGGGCGCACGTACCTGGTCGGTGAGCGTGGCATGGAGCTCTTCCGCCCGAACACGAACGGGAGCATCGTCCCGAACAACCGGCTCGGCGGCGGCCCGGTGACCATCGCGCCGACCTACCACATCAACAACCCCGACAACACCGCGCGCCTGCCATCGATCCTCGCCGAGAACAATCGGCGCCTGATGGATGACCTCGCGCGCTCGGGGCTGCTGGCGGGCGCATGACGGATTTCGTCTGGCCGAACGGCGTTCGCATTTCCTCGTGCGAGTGGCGCCCGGTCTCAAACACCGAGTACACGCCGGAGACGTTCGGCGGCGGCGCTCAGACCTCGGCTCGGCCCGGCGACAAGATGGCGTGCCGCGTGCGGGTCAACAACTCGAGCGGCGCGGAACGGCGCAAGCTGCGCTCCCTGGTTCACGTGCTGCGCGGGCGGGGAAACCGCCTGTTTCTGCCCGACTACTCGTTCACGCGCGCAGGATCCTTTCCCGCGCCCGAGCTGCTTTCAAATTACGAGTTTTCGAACACTTCCGGATGGACGCCGGGCAGCAGGTACACGCTCACGGCCTCGGACGGAGTGCTCCGTGCGACGGTCGCGAATGGAAACGCCGCGGCTGGCGTGATCGCGGGCCAAGTGATCTCGACGACTCAGTACGCCCCGCACGCGATCCGCGCGCTCGTCGCCCCTGGCCGCGGCGCGTGGGCGAGTTCGCAGGTCTATCGCTACATCGACAGCCTCGCCTGGTCCGCTTTCTCGAATGCCGCCGGCTACGGCATCGACGCGCCCGTCGTGAACGCGAGCGGCAACAACTGCGGGCTATACGATGCATCGGCGAGCGGCATGACCGCGGGTGACTTCATCGAGATTCCCTTCATCTCGGCTTCGCGCTGCTTCCTCGTGGACGGCGGCGCGAACCTGCTGCTGCGCAGCGACGCGATCGACAATGCGTCGTGGACGAAGACGCGATCGAGCGTGACGGGAAGCGCTGCGGACCCTTTCGGGACCTCGCTAGGCGACGTGCTCACCGAGGACACGTCCAACAATTCGCACTACGCGACGCAGAGCGTCACCGGCCTCTCTTCGGCCGCTGCCGACTATGCGTTCGCGGTCTGCGCGCGCAGCAACGGGCGCAACTTCATTGCGCTTTCGATGGACGAAGCGACCGGCGCGACTTCGGTCGCTCAGTACTTCAATCTGAGCACGGGCGCGGTCGGCTCGAATGGCTCGACCGGCGCGAACTGGAGCAACCGCCGCTCGTTTGTCGTCGACCTCGGGAACGCCTGGTTCATGTGCGTCCTGGTCGCGAGAAAGACGAACGCCGCGACGCAGATCGGGTGCACGGTGAGCCTCGCCTCGGCGGATGGCACCGGCTCCTATCTCGGCAACGGCTCGAACGCGGTGTCGCTCTTCCGCGCCTCGCTCTCGCAGTCGTCGGTACCCTCGCGGCTCACCGCGACGGCCGCCGCTGCGGTTGCCGCTCAGACTCAGTCGAGCCAACGCATCTACGTGAAGGGGCTGCCGGCGTCGACCGCCGGGCTCCTCAAGGTCGGCGACCTGGTCGAGATCAGCAACGTTATTTACCCGATCGCGTCCGACCTGAATTCGGACGCCGCGGGTGGCGGCTATCTGCAGCTTGCGTTCCCACCGCCGCGCGCGCTGACGAACGACACGCCGATCGTCGTTTGTCGACCCATGGGGAAGATGATCCTGATGAACGATCCCGAGATTCCGTGCGTGCCCGGCGGGTTCTCAGACTTCGAGTTCGACTTCGTGCAGGACCTCGCCGCGTGAGCCGGTGGGTCTCAAGCGCGAACGAGGCGGCGGCCGACGGCGACAACATACGCGCCTGCTTCCTGCTCGACCTCGCGTTCGACTCGGGTCACGTGCGCGTGAACGATGGCGGCATCGACCTCGTCGTGAGCGGCAACACGTACTACGGGGTTGGCTCGTTCGGTGACTTCGACGGGGTCGAGGAAAGCGTCGAGTTCGTGGCACGCGGCGTGCGCTTCACGCTGTCCGGTGTCGACTCCGGCCTCATCTCGACGATCCGGACCGAGAAGTACAAGCGCCGCGCCGCGACGCTCTACGTCGCCATGCTCACCGAACAGGTCGCGCTCGTCGATACGCCCGAGGTCGTGTGGGCTGGATTTATGGACACCATGCAGCTCGAGCAGGACGGGCCGCAAACGCAGATCACCCTGCAGTGCGAGCACCGGCTGCGAAATTCGCCGCCGTTCTCCCGCTTCTCGGATGCGGATCAGAAAGCGAGATCGCCAGGCGACCGGGGCTTCGACGCGCTGCATCTGGTTGCCGGTTACAAAAGCACGTGGGGCGGCCGCGGCACAACCTGGGGACCGAAGCCAGGCGGCGGGTACGGCCCGGGATGAGACGCGCGGATTGGCTCGACCGCCTCTGGGAAACCATCGAGGCGCGTCGGGCGCTGCCTTTTCGCTGGGGTGAGATCGACGGCGCTCACGACTGCTGCACATTCGTCGCGGCCTGCGTCGACGCCATGACCGACAGCAACCTGGTTGCGGCGCTGCGCGCCGAGTACCACGACCAAGCGAGCGCGAACGAGTACATAGCGCGCTGCGGCGGCCTCGAGGCGGCGATCTCCTCCCATCTTGGCCGCACGAAGCCGGTCGCCTTCATGAAACGCGGCGACGTCGCGATCGTCGAGGTCGGCGGGATCCGCTTCGCCGGCATCTGCATCGGGCCGCACGTCGTCTCGGCTGGGCCCGAAGGCCTCGGCATGAACCCGGCGACCTGCGCGCTCACCGTGTGGGGAATCTGATGGCCGCTGCGATCTTCAAACTCGCGGTTCAGGCCGTCGTCAACTATTTCGTCGACAAGCGCGCCCAAATGAAGGCGCACCGCCAGGCGCTGAAGTATTGGCGGCTGAACGGGTACCAGCAGAAGGTCGACGTCGAATATGTCGGCGCCACCGAGCCGCGCCGCCGCCTCTACGGCTTCTTCCGCGCCGGCGGCTTGAACTGCATGCCGGCCGTCGTGACGGGACCCACCGGCACGCGCCTGCACAAGCTGATGGCTATCAGCGACGGCGAGATCGAATCAGTCGATGCGGTAATCTTCGACGGCGAGCGTATCGCCGCCGCCGATTTCGTGGGCGGGCCGATCACATCGGGCACGTACGCGGGCAAGGCGCAGATTTTCCCGCACCTGGGGCTCGCGTCCCAAGCCGCGGACAGCGCGGCGGTGCAGGCGCCGGGGTGGACCACCGAGCACCGCCTCGACGGCGTTGCCTACGTCTACACGTTCTTCGACTTCTACCCGGACACGTATCACGGGGCGCCGCCCGACGAGCTCGTCGAGGGGCAGGGTGCCCTCGTCTACGACCCGCGGCTCGACACTTCGCCCGGCGCGAACCCGACGAGCGACACTTACAAGGCGTTCAGCACGAACTCCGCGCTGATCCTCGCCGACTTCCTGCAGTGGGGCGGCGCGGAGCTGCCCGCGAATATCCTCTGGTCCGACGTCGTCACCGCGGCGAACGTCTGCGAAGAGACGGTCACGATTCCCGCCGTGCCGAGCGGCACGACGACGCAGGACCGGTATACCTGCAGCATCGAGTGTTACTCCCCGCAGACCCTGCGCGAGCGCGACGAGACGATCCTGATGCTTGCCCGCGCCATGATGGGCGCGTGCTGGTACGCGGGCGGAAAGTGGCACATGCGGGCCGGCGCGTACACGTCACCCGTGGGCACGATCTCCGACTCCGACTTCGTCGGCGACTCGTTCACTGTCGATACCTCGGAACCCGGCTCATCGGGCAACGACTTCAACACGGTGCGCGGCAAGTTCGTCGATCAGTCCGAGAACACACAAGAGAAATCGTTCCCCGAGGTCAGCTCGAGCACGTACGTCACCGAAGACGGGGAGACGATCTACACCGACCTCGACTTCCGCACCGCGCGGACCGTGTACGAAGCGGAGCGGAACGCGATCCAGGCGCTGCGCCTGGCGCGCGAGAACCTGACGATCAGCGGGACTCTCAAATTCCGGTGCTGGAAGTACCAGGTCTACGACGTCGTCACCGTCACGAACTCGAAAATCGGGATCAGCGGCGCGCCGATGCGCATCCTTCGGATGCGGCTGCGGTCGAACTTTACGATCGACGTCGTGCTCGCCGAGGTCGCAAGCTCCGACTACAGCGACCCCGCCACGGGCGATTACGAGACGCCGAACGCGATCTCGACGCCGACGAGCGCGAGCTACGCGCCGAACGCGCCGGGCGACCTGACCGCGACGGGCGCCGCGAACGCGATCATTTTTACGTGGTCGCCGCCCGCGCAGGCGCCGGTCGGCGTTCTTTATCGCCTCTACGAGTACAGCTCGAGCACGCCGTTCAGCTCGGCGACGCAGGTCGGATCCGACACCGCGCAGACCTCGCTCGTCCTGCCGAAGAGCGACACGACAGTGCGCTATTACTGGATCACGGCCGTCGACCCCGTGACGGGCGCGGAGTCCACGCAGGCGCCGCCGTCGAATGGTGTCCCGGGCGCGGCGGCGAGCGCGACGTCTGGCCTGTCCGCCCTCGTCAATCCGAGCAGCGCGACCGCGTCGGGCAGCTCGTCGAGCGCGACCACGAATTCGTGCGCAGTCACCGCATCAGGCGGCACTGCCCCCTATACCTACCTGTGGACGTTCACCACGGGCGGCGCCAGCATCACGATAACGAGCTCGACGAGCTCGAGCACGACGTTCTCCGCGACCGGCCTTTCGCAAGGTGAGACACGCACCGGAACGGCGCGATGCCGAGTGACAGACAACGTGGGCGCGACGACCGACGTCTACGTGGCCGTCACGATTTCGCGCACCTACACGGTCGACGTTCAAAACCAGACCGTCACCGCCTACGGAACCGCGTCGGGTGGCTTCGGCGGTGGGTCGCCAGCTGTCGCAAGCGTCGTCTTCACACCGACCGGCGATGTCAACGGCAGCGATGGCACGTCCTACCAGTGGAAGGATCCAGGCGCGACCGCATCCGACTACGACATCGAGTTTACGGTGACGAGCGGCACGCTCAGCGGCGGTTCATCGGCGACGGGGACGAAGCTGCAAATGACCACAGGCCGCACGCTGATCGGTGTGCGCACGCCAGGCGAAGGCGTAGGAACGAGCACGCAGGTCGTCACCGTGAAGATGTACCTGCATGCCTCCCCGTTCACTCTGCTCGACACCGCCACCGTGACGCTCAACGAGACGCTGACGTAAGGAACGCCATGCCCAAGCTCAAAGACCTGGCGGACGTTGCCGCGAATCCCGAGCTGCTCACGCTCTTCGAGATCGCGGTGAAGCGATCCGCATACCAGATCGTGGCCGACACCGGCGCGACTGCGCCACAACAGGCGTGGGCGAAGCGCGTGCTCGGTGATCCGGGATTGCCTGGTCGCGCGAATTGGTACGCGTCGCGAATCCTCGAGGGTGCGCTCGTCGAGAGTCAGTCATTCAGGGATGCCGTCGACGCCTCTCTATCTGCCGGCACTCCGGTCTCGCTGACCGATGCGCAGTTCATTGGGCTCGTGACGCCGTGGGTCGCGCGATTCGCGGCGCAGAACATATAGCCGAGGGTCTCCCATGATCAAGCTGATGCTGGCAGCGCTGCTGCTGGCGGGCATCGCTACGCCCGCGTCTTCCTGCGACGTGACGCTCGGGCCCGGGTCAGTGGTGCGCTACTCCGAAGGAAGGACCGGCGGCCTCGCGAGCGTCGGCTGTGTCGCGAAGACGTGGGAAGTGCGCGGGTGGTGGATCGGCGAGCAACGCATCTATGACGGCGCCGCTGTCATCGAGGCCTATCCCGCGCTGTCCGCTTCGCGACTGTGGCGGTTCCGCGAGGGCAAAAGATTCGAGCCGATCCTCGGCTTCGGGCTACTCGCGAAAGGCGCACAGCGCTGCGCACACGATGGCGAGCTCGACTGCAACCGTCAGGTGCCGCTGCCGTTCTGCTTCCTGGTGCAAGCCGGCGCGCGCATCGGCGACACGCTGTGGACCGCATTCCATTGTTCGAACGCTGGTCTCGATCACGGCCCCGAGGCGAAGAACCTCGGTCTCGATGGCATCCGATACGAGGTGTGGTTCTGATGGGTGGGGAAGACATCAAGCCTCCGCGGGACACGGAGCACCCGCACTACAGCTACAAAGAGGCGGCGTCCCAGCGGCTGAAGTTTTACGACGCACTCGTCGTTGCGGCAATCGTCGCACTCGTCGGTGCGGTCTGGGTGCTCGGCAGATCGGTTGCTGTGCTTCAGGCATCCGACGGATTCCAGAACGAGCGGCTCGGCGAGCTGCGCTCCGATATGCGCGAGCTGCAGGGCAAGTCGTTCCGCGGCGTGGACGGGTACGAAGATGCAAAGCAACCACAGTCCAAATAGCGTGCAGACGGGCTCCGCTCCAGCGGCGCAGGCGAACAACTACGGCGCGCCCGCCGCCCTCGTGTGGGCGAACACCGTGATTGCCACCCTCGGCGCAGCTGCCGGCATCGTCGCGCTGGCGCTGGTCCTGATTCGCCTCGACGACTACGCCGACCGGCTCGCCATCGAGAAGCGCCTGCAGACGCAGGCGATCGACGAGCTGCGCGTCGAGGCGAACGTCTCGCGCAAGCTCGCGGGTCGGCCCGCCGTCGACTCTCACTCCCACGATTGAGGTGACCCATGTCCCACACCCGTGATCACATCATCATCCATTCGCTGCGCGACACGGTGAGCGTCGGCGATCCGGCCGTGCCGCCGAAGCCTTCAAGGGTTCGCATCTGGCACGTCGGGGCCGCGCTCCTCGCGGTCGGCTTCGCCCTCGGCGCATGGCTGGCGTAATGCCGGTCTGGTTGCAGATCCTGCTCGCCATTGCGGCGATCGTCTTCCCAGCCGTCACTGGCTATTTCGGCGTACAGCGCGGCATGTCCGTCGGCCTCGCGGTGCACGGCGAGAAGCTCGCCAACCTCGAGCGCGAGGTGCTCTCGCTACGCAACGCGAAGCACATGCACGCGCAGCGGATCACCGAGCACGAAGCCGACATCGAGATTCTCAAACATAAGGTGGGGCTCGCGTGACGTTCGCTCTCTCGCAGAAGTCGCTCGCGCGCCTCGACGGCGTGCACCCGAAACTTGTCAGCGTCGTGACGGCGGCCATTGCGATTTCGAAAGTGGACTTCGCCGTGATCGAGGGCGTGCGCTCGCTCGCGAAGCAGCGCGAGTACTTCCTCGCCGGCAAGAGCCGCACCATGAAGTCGCGCCACCTCACCGGGCACGCCGTGGACCTTGCGCCGATCGTCGACGTCGACGGTGACGGCCGCGCCGAGCTCACCTGGCAGGAACAACACTTTCTGCCGATCGCCGATGCGATGTATCAGGCGGCCGCGAATCTTCAAGTCGCGATCACCTGGGGCGGTCACTGGCAGAGCTTCAAGGATTGCCCGCACTTCGAGATCGATCCGCTGAGGTATCCCACCCCATGAAATACCTGTCGCGAAAGTTTCTGATCGCCGCGTTGTTCGCGGTCACCGGCTGCGGTGTGTTCGCGTTCACAGCGAAACTGTCCGGCAGCGAGTTCATCACGCTCGCCGGCCTCGTGCTCGGCGTCTTCACTGCCGGGGACGCCGCACTGAACGCAATCCACAAGCGCAACAGCGAAGAGGAACCGCCGAAATGAGAAAGCACCGCATCGCTTGCGCCTTCGGGCTCCTGCTGCTCACCGTCAGCGCACTCGCGACCGTCACGATATCGAACCCCGTCTGGACTCTCGAATACACGCTCGACGGCGTGGCGCGAAAGGATGCGGCGAGCTCGGAAGCCGACTGCAACGCGAAAGGCATCATGCTTCCCGAGCCCACGCGCTCGCGCACCTGGCGCTGCGTGGCGACGCGCGTGACGAAGCGGGTGACGACGCCACCGCCGGCGCCCGTCGACTGCCAAGTCTCGGAATGGGTCGAGGTGGCGGGCGAGTGGTCGGCATGCGTCAATGGCACGCAGACGCACACGATCTCGCGCGCGCGAACCGTCATCACGCAGCCCGCGAACGGCGGGCAGGCATGCCCGGCGCTGACCGGCTCGAGCGTCGAGTCGCGAAGCTGCACCGTGGATCCGCCGCCCCCGCCCGGCGACGCCGTGATCGTGAATGCCGGGGAATCGATCGGCGCCGCGCTCGCGAAGCTGCAGCCCGGCGGCACGGTCGTGGTGAAGCCCGGCACCTATGCCGCCTTCAGTTTGAAGGCCTGCACGGCGGCCGCCTGGTGCACCGTGCGCGCCGAGACGGACGGCACCGTGAACGTCACCGGCATGAACTTCGGCCCAGGCAACTGGTACGCGCGCCTCGAGGGGCTGAACTTCACGGGCAGCAACACGAAGACGATCACGGGCAGCTTCGTGAAGCTGGTCCGCACCTCGATCTCGGGCGGCCCGGCCGCCGGCAACGCCGTCACGCTGCAGATCGGCACGAACGACCGCACGCCCGGCGCCTCCGACATCCTGCTCGAGGACACGTGGGTATACGGCCGCGGCGGGCGGTACAAGGTGCTGGTCTACAACGCAGCGCGTGTCGTGCTGCGCCGAGTCGTGGTGCGCCACGACGGCGGCTGGACGTACGACGGGCAGAACCCGCAGGGCGGCATCGCGCTCTACGACTCCAAAGACGTGCGCGCCCAGGACGTCGCGTGTGTCGACTCCGTGCAGGGCCTGTCCGGCTTCGAGGCGTGTATCTACCTCGTGTCAAACGGGACGACGTCGACCGCGGTGTCGAATGCCGTCGTGAACGGCGCGATCGTGATCGACTCGCCGAACAATGGCATCGCGGCCGAGGGCAACGCGTCGGGCGCCTGGCGGGTGTTGGACGCCGCGGTGCTGCGCAGCGCGGCCGGCGGCTTCAACACGAACGGAAAGGGCAACCTGACCGTGACGCGCGGCTTCGCCAGCGTGAAGGGCGCGCCGTATGCCCGGTGGAATGGCATCCTCTCGGCCTCGGCGTGCGTCTACAAAGGTGGCAGCAACTCGGGCGCGTCGCTCTCCAACTGCTCGAGCACGATGCCCGCGGCGATCACGGAGCCGAACGCCGCCGGCCAGGGCGCGCAGCTCGCGTTCCGCATCGGCCGCGATGGGACGCTCTTCGGCGAGCCCGGATTCGATGACGCCACCGACGTGCCGCTGTGGCCCTGGCCGAACGAGGCGCGCATCAAGGCGGACTTCGACGCCGTCCGCCCGGCATTCGGCGGCCGCTCGTTCACCGGGTACGTGCAGGGAGCGACGCCATGATCCGCGCCGCGCTCGCGCTGCTGCTGCTCGTCGCGCCGGCGCTCGCGGGCACCGACACAATCGTCGGCCCGGACCGCTGGGAACTGCATTACAAGGCCGACAACAAGCTCGTGCCCGGCCCCTGGCCGAACGATCGACAGGCCTGCATCGCCGCCGCGGGCGCGTCGCTCGGCAAGTACACCTGCGTCATGCGCTTCGACGTCGAGACGGTGCAGAACTGCGAAGGCGTCGCCGCGCCCGCCCTCGCGCTCCAGCTCGTCGAGAACGAGGGCGGGAAGTATTGGGATATCCCGACCGGCGCACCGGCGCCGCCCGAGCCGAGCGAGTCGAACGGCTGGGCGGTGATGGTGTACGCGTACGTCCGCAATCCGGCGTGGCCCGGCGGCTTCCCGAACTGCTGGGTGCGTGGCTGGGCGCCAGAGAGCGAGTGGCGGTTCAACCCGAACTTTCCAGGGACGCCGATCCTGGAGAAGGTCGTGCCCGGGCAGGCCGACATCAGCGAGCCGCCGAACAGCATCGAGCCCGTGTGCAAGCCAGACGGGCCGAATGACTGCCCGGTGTCGCCGGCGTGAGCTGGATCACGACGAAGCTGCTCGCGTGGGTCTGCGTCGCGCTGTTCGGCGCGCTGCTGATCACGGGAGGCTTCGCCGGCTGCGAGCACCAGGCAGCCAACGCAGCGCGCGCCGAGCGCGACGCGACGCGCGCATCGCTCGAGACCGCCGTCGATGCGAACGGCTCGCTGAAGGCCACGATCGACACGCAGAACGCCGCGCTCGATGAATGGGCGAAGCTCGGCCTATCGCCGAGCGAGATCCTGAAGGCGCTGACCAGCGCGGCGCTCGCATTGAAGGACGCGGACCGCAAGCTCGACGAGCTGCAGGCCGCGAAGGAGATAGACCGTGCGAATCCAGACTGCGACTCGTGGCTGCGCGCGAGTTTCCAGCGTGCTTGCCCTGGCCTTGCTCGCGGGCTGCGGGACACCGCGGGTGGTCACAAAGACGGAAACCGTCCGGGTCCCGGTGCCGGTGGTGAAGCCGCTCCCGCCCGAGCTCACGGCGGACTGCGCGCCGCGGTATCAGTACCCGGCGAATGACATCACAGGCGAGGCGCTCGTCGACCGCCTGATCGCCGTCGAGCTCGCCCTCGCGATCTGCCGCAACCAGCTCGAGAACATCAGGGCGGCGCAGTAGCCGATACCTGTCGCCGTTTCCCGGCAGGTTGACGGATCAGGGTTGCCGACAGCAGGATTCGAACCTGCGTCATCCCGATGGTGTGCGGCGTAAGGATCTCGAGCCCGCTACGTGCACTTTCGGTCCGCTCTGCCTCTGAGCTATGTCGGCGTAAACGAGCCCGCGTCCGCGGGCTTCGTTCTTTCTGCATCAGCGCGATCGATTGTATTGAGCCTCACCGGTGCGGCAACTGTCTCAAGTGCGCGACGGTGATGGGGCTGCGTATTCGGGAATCCGTCATCTGTACAGGCGACGTGCGCTTCCTCACCTGGTTGGACCATGACGGCCGTCACACGCAACAATTCCCGTGTGACGAACTTCGTCCGCTTCACCGCCGACGACTGGCGCGCGATGGCAATGTACGCGCGCGCAGCCGCGTACAGGGCCGAGCAGGACGCCGCTGCCCAGTCGAACCCCTCGGTACGAAAGACGTTCCTGGACGAAGCCAGGCGGGCTACGGAGCGAGCCGAGAAGTGCGAGAACGCAGCGCGCGTGCTCTAGCTGTTCAGCCTCGACGACATCACGGCGCGCTCGACATCCGTGAGATCCCAAGCTGCCACCACGAGCCACGCGTCGCCGCCAAACCGGCGCAGCAGATACGGGTCGACCGGGTAGCGCTTCGTCCACTCCGCTTCCCAGAGGATGTGATAGTTCGCGAGGCCGCGCTTCGGGCGCAGATGCACGGGGATGATGGGGACAACGGCTTCGCAAACGTCGCGCTGCCGCGGTGCATCCGGCCAGTTGATTCGAATGGTGGGCGAACGCAGAGACTTGTGTTTCCAGATGCCCCAGCGCTGGCCGCTAAAACTCCGCGTGCTTCCGTCAGCGTGCCAGTAGCAGAGAGCTTGATCCGCTCGCGCAATAGCAAGGCGCGGGAGGCCTTTCTCGTCGACGCCGGCGGACTTGATCGACTCGAGCGCCCGGATGACGGTCTTGCCCTGCGCGATGCGCTTGTAAATCGCTGCGATCTCCGCGTCGTGCGGCGCCTGGTAGGCGCGGTGCGTCTGGTACTTGCGCCAGAGCTCGCGCGCGATCTCCGGGTCCATCTTCAGCGTTTCGACTTTCATTTCTGTACCCATTTTCGGTTGGGAAACTCTTCCCGCCATCCAAGCCGATCAACGGCTTAACCCGCCATATCCGCCGGCAATAACCCAAACGCCGGACCCGCCTTCATCCTTTCCCGCCAACTACTTACGCGCGAGAGAATCCCTCCCTACGAACCAGGTGGTCGGGAGTTCGAATCTCTCCGGGCGCGCCATCCAATCAATCAGTTACGTCGTCGATGAATTCCCTGACCTTGGGAAATACCCGAGGTCTTGGGAAATCATCGGTGAATTCGAACGCGAGTGATCCCTCCGCAATGCTCGCACTTCGCGCGCTGCCTCAACTCGAGCGCTGTCATGGCCGCCGCCGCTCGGCGCTCAGTCTCCTTGAACTCGTCGATCTTGCGCTGGATCCAGTGCCAATGATCCAAGTGATTCGCTATCCACTCGATGGGGTTCAAGCGATGCTTGCAGTCGTCGCATTCGAGCTCGGCGTGCGAGGTGTCGAGCGACACGTGCCGGTGCGGGCAGTGCTGACGTGAAGGCTGCACGCCGCCGAATCCGACGATCGACGTTCGATTTGATAGCTCGCGCTGTTCCCTGTTGGCCCGGAACACGGTGATGCAGACGACCTTCTCGTCACCGTCACCCAACACCATCTTCGTTTCTTTCATTTGACGGGCCGCGCTCTAGTTAGATTGCGCTTGTAAACCCGCTTCGTCGTCTCCGGGCTCGAATGCCCGAGCAGGGCCTGCGCCTCGGCGATCGTCGGCTTGTCGCTCGCCGCCTTCGCGCGCAGATCGTGGAACGTGAAGCGCTTCCCGCCGGCCGCGACGTATTTCCGCATGAGCCGCTGCCAGTTCGACGAGAACCCCGAACGGGTGTACGGCTGCCCGTCTTCCTGGCGAAGCACGTAGTCGCGCGGGATGTGAGGCGGCAGGGCGAGCAGCGCGTCGAGCGTCGCCTGCAGGGCGGGCGTGACCTCGACGAGCACGCCGGCGCCCGTCTTCCCTTGCCGGATCTCGATGCCTTCCGGCCCCACCTGGTCGCGCCGTAGCCGCAGCAGATCACCGCGGCGCTGTCCGATGTTCCGGGCGAGGTCCATCGCCAGGGCCATGCGCGGGGACGCGAGCGCGCGGCACGCTGCGAATTCGGCGTCGCTCACGTATCGGTCCCGCTTCGGCCGCTTGATCCGCTCCAGGGACCGCACCACGTTCACGGTCGCGGCGCCCCAGCGTATCCCCTTCCCTATCACGTGCCCGAGCAGGGAGACCTCGTGACGGGCCGCCACGGGCGCGGGCTTGCCTTCAGGCGTGCGCCGCTCGTCGAGGTACCGATAGCACATGGGCGCCGCGATCGTGTCGGGCAGCATGTGCCCGAACACCGCAGCGAGCCGATCGAGCGCCCGCGCCTGGTCGGCGCGGGTCTGAGCCGAGCGCTTCATCGGCAGGACCTCGAGGCGGTATCGCGTGATCACGTCGCCGAGCGTGCGCATGGCGCGGGTCGGCACCGCCTGGCGCGCGTACCAGGTCAACGCCGCTTCGAGATCGCGCCCGAGCGTGATCCGCGGCGCGGGCTTCTTCCGGTAGTAGTACGTGCCGCCTTCGAGCGACATGCCGACCGGCAGGTGCAGGTTCTTTTTACGAGGCCTTCCCATTGACCGCTTCCCAATTCGGTTCTTGCGACCGATGCGTGCCGCCGACGAGCTTGCGCGATGCCTCGGCATTGGCGACGACAGGGACGCCGAGCGCGTTCACGGTAAAGCGCCACCCGTTCGACCGCAACCATTCAATTTGCTGCGTCCGTCGAGAAAAGCCCGTGAGCTGCCGAAGCTCCGCGTCGGTCAGGAACATGGATCCTCCGTGGCTACGAGTTGCCTGCTCGCTCGTGTTCCGGCGCCGGCTGCGGTTCTATCGGAAACACCGGCCGCACCCCGATGGCCTGCTCGGCCATGTCGGCGTACACGTCGCGCGCGAACTGAATGAACTGATCCCGGCGCACGTGTGTCTGCACGAGGGCAATTGCGACGCGCCCCAGTTCCACGGCACCAGTCATCGTGTGCGTCTCGGGCGCCCAATAGACTACCCACCAATCACCCTCGTGCCGGAACGCCAGGCGCCCGACCTGCGCGAGCTGATTCACGACGACGCCGCGAGTCGCTCACGCAGCGCGTAGCCCATCAAGGGCCACATTTCGCGTACGGAGTTCTCGCGCGCCACTTTCTCGCCGATTTCTTGATCGTCGTTCTGCGGTGAGACGCTGCAGGACGGCTGTCCGACGACCGCGAAGCCATTCTTAGTCGTAATGACGGCCCAACGCAGAACCTGCCCGCGCAGCGAGATGAATTTCACGAATTCGACGTTCTCGATATTCGCTTCGATGTCCGCGGGTGTGACGCGCGGGGCGGTGAGGCCTTTGCGCTGTATCTCTTGTTCGATGCTTTCCACGTTGTCTCCTTTGTTAGCCGGACACCCGGCATCTGATAGCAAGTTCGGTAACGCAATCCTCGAAGCTGCCGGCGTGCGCGATCCGGCCGTGCTGTTCGAGCTGCCACTCGTCACCCTGCGCCCACTGCAGGACGGTCCCGGGCTCGGGATTGAGCGCGCGCAGCAGCAGGTGCGCGCTGCGCTCGGACGAATGCAGGCACGGCGTCACCTTGAACCGGATGCACTGGCGGACGAGCGCTTCGACGTTGACGGGCATCACGCGCGCGCCCTCGGAAACTCGCGCACCCGCAGCGCGTCAGGGAACGAGTCGAAATTTTTGTAGTGCGGCCAGTTCGCGGCCGATCCCTGCTTCATGAAGAACGCGACGCCGTGTCCGGCGCACTCGTCACGAAGGTTCACGGCCCAACCTTTGAGCATGGGTCTCGCCTTGCCGCCGCTCTCGCCGCCGACGATTACCCAATCGAGACCTTCGTCGGCGAGTTCGCCTAGCGAACGTCGATGTCCGTCGCACGCCGAGCAGGCGAAGTCATCGGGGCCTCGGAGAATTGAGCCTTCGCCGCCGCAGTACCGGCAGAAGACCGCGGCGCCGAGGTCAATCGGCCCGAGCAGCGGCTCGCAGCTGAGGAAGTGCACGGCGGCCGGCACCGCGAGCAGCTTTGGCACGTCGCGTTCGGCCTCGGCCTGGTTGACGACGGTCGCGCCGATCCAGACGTTCGGCCAGGGCCACGGCTTCGAACCAGAAGTCAGCAGGTGTCCGTCGATCCGCGCCTCGCTGATCATGTCGCGGGCGTTGCCGATCCGCTTCGTGAGTAGCAGCCAGTCGAGGTTCGGCGTGTTGTGGATCAGGCGGAAGAGATCGGCGCGCCACTCCGCGGGCACCGTGTTGTCGAACACGTCGGCGAGACTCGCGCAGAAGACGCGGCGCCTGACACCCTCGGCCTTCGCCTTGTCGTTCCATCGGAACGGCTGCTGCCAATACTCGACCGTCGTGCGCCGACGCGGCCCGCCCCATTCCACATGACCGCTGCGCTTGGCCCAGGACTCGGCGTAGCAGCCAGCGCAGCCGGGGGAAATCTTCGTACAGCCGGTCCACGGGTTGAACGTGTGGTCGGTCCATTCGATCTTACTGTTCTCGCTCATCGTTTCCGACCCTCGCGCGCGTCCAGGTAGGCGCGCCCGGTCCTGTAGACCTCGTCCGCTGCCTTCTCAACCTCGGCGGAATACTCGACGACCGTCAGGCCTTGCGATTCGATCGCAGCGACGAACGCAGATACGGCGATCAGGACGTCGGTCGTCCGGGCAGGCGTGGGGTCAGGGTCGCCAGCGCCCGCCGCGATCCGAAGTTCGCGCGTGTTCATGTCCTCACCTGAATGGAAACCGGGGCAAGCTGCTGCGGGTCGAACGGGCCTGCGCAGAGCGCGTCATCGAGCCAGCCGAAGCGCCGCCGGAACGACTCAATCAAACGATGACTCGCCGCGCGCTCGAAGTGCCCGAGGTATGACGACCATGTCGCGTGCAGCTGCGTGAAATGGATAGGGCACGCGACGATCCGACCGGTGTGCACGTACCGCCGCTCCCAATCAGCGAGTTTCGCGCGAGCGTGAGCGACGACGCGAGCCCGCACCAAGTTGTGTGTCGGCCTGATCACGTAGCCCAGGAAGTCGATGCCGGCGGACAGCGGCCTCAGGATCGCGCCAGGCTTCAAGCGCAGCTGCAGACGCTCGGCGAGGAAGGCCTCGATCTCTCGCTGCCACGCCTCGAGCTGCCGCGCGCTCTCATGGACGAGCACGAAGTCGTCGACATAGCGGACGTATCGACGCGCCGCGAGCCGGTGCTTCACGAACTGGTCTACCTCGTTCAGGTAGACGTTCGCGAAGAACTGCGAGGAGAGATTCCCGATCGCGATCCCGCAGCCCGGCGCGGCGTTCGAAAGGCGCTTGTGCGCCGGGACCTGGGCGCGCTCAGCAAGCGAACACGCATCGATGACGCCCCCGTCATGCGGCGACTGTTCCAACAGCGCCCGCACCGCGGATTCGGCCGACGCGCCCAGGTCATGCCCGGCCAGCCGCTGCTGAAGGATGGAGAGCAGCGTCGGCCGGTGAATCGAATTGAAGAAGTTAAAAATGTCGAGCTGCAGGAAGTAGCCGCCACCCTGGCCGCTGTACACCTGCCGAACGAAGTCGCCGAGCCGCGCCACGGCCGCGTGCGTGCCTTTCCCGAAGCGATTCGAGTAGCTGTCGAAGATGAACGTCGGTTCGTAGATTCGCTCGAGCTTCGGCGCCAGCCAGTGATGCACGATGCGGTCGCGGAAGGCAGGTGCATGGATCTCGCGCGCCTTTGGCTTTGTCGCGACAAACACGGTCGCCGGCGCAGGCCCCCACTCGCATGCGTTCAGCTCATCCTGCAGCTCGATCAGGCGCGGTACCCAATCAGATTCGAACCGCAGCTGTTCGTGGCTCGGCTTCTTGCCGGCGCGCGCCGCGCGCCAGGCAGTGTGGAGGTGGCGCAGCTCGACGCGGTGACACTCACTGGGGCGGACCGCCCGGACGAACGCGTGATTGTCGCGGTTGATCCAGTTCGCGTTGCCGTTGTTGAAGTTGACGATCCACGCGTAGTCCGACGGCGAATTCGCCGCGGGCGACGCTACCCCGCGCTCTTGAGACCCTTCCGCACACTGTCTGCGCGGCGTCGTCATGCGTTAGCCCCATGGGCGGCGCGGGGACTCAGTATCTCGGCACGCTGCCCATGGCTTCGCGCCGAGGCATTCTGGCCGTTTACACGTCGAGTCTTGAGCCAGCCACCACACTGCCGACCGAGCTCCGTATGCAGGCGTCCGAGCGCTTCGAACTGACGCCAGCTCGCGAAGGCCTTGATCTGCTGCCCGAGCTGCAGCGCGATCTTGAGGGAGTCCACGGCGTCGACCAGCTGCTCGATCCGATGCACAGCACCGCGCTCGCGCCAGGCGAGGTGCGCAGCTTCGGCAACTCGCATCGCGCGCTCGCGCAGCACCGCGCCGTGCTGGTACTTGTGATACCGCGAGAAGTGGCGGACCGCCCGCTCAATTTAGAGCAG